GGGAACATGTAGACAACAGGATCAATAAGGTCATCGGCGTTGCTTGCCTGACGGTTTGACTCGTGCTGTGTGCGATACTTTTCTGGCTCGTAGAACTGAATGTTTACATCAGTATAGCGGCGGCTAATTTCATTATAACTCCAAGTACGATGACGATGATGCTGAGACCTAACAAACAATGGAACAACAAAACGAAACGTAGCAACGTTATGCTCAAACGTCGAAGTGTGACGATGGTTAACCAAGTAATTGATAAGTCTTGTATCCTTTTCATCTAGCTCCTCCTTATGTTTCCCAAAGGAAACTCGGGCACTATTGACGATTGTAAGGTCTGACCCCATATAATCGACAAGTTCAACTCGCCCGATTCCGTCTCCATAAATATCAATAGACTTCTTCACTCTGCCTCCTCAAATAGTCGATCTGAAACTGGATGTAGCGCGCTGCCTTCTCAAGATCTTCAATGGCGCTTTCGCTCTTCTTTCCTGCTCGGAGCACATACTTAATGACATTTCCAAGAGAAAAGTTTAGGTCATAAGCCTCGATGATTTTGATGGCTTCGTATTTTGAACTTCCGTCCTCATCTAATACGCCACTCTGATAATGGCTTGGGTGATTTACTACTTCTTTCATTGTTTTAAAACCTCTGGCTTATATAACTTTAATATATTCAGTGCGTACTCTACCTTATCTTCTACCCTCTGGCCAGATGGCTGTGAGGTATTCCAAAGTTCAAGGTTGCCTATCCTATTATCTTGGCGATTTCCATTGATGTGGTGAACGTTTTCTCCATCCACTAGGGGTCGGCCAATATGTTCGCTCATTACTTTTCTATGCTCTCTGACATAGCCATTCTTGTCGGAGTTTGGATGTTCTGGGTCAAAAACCAAAACATAACCATTTATCAGTCTTTTCCCGCCGTTCCAGTTATGGTGGGCTGGGCCAGAGCGATGTGGCCTAGGCTCTGCGGCCAAACACCCACAGGACTTTTGTTTTCCTGCTCGGAGGGTTCCTGCCATCACATATGCTGTGTTGCCACATTCACAAAGACATTCCCACTTATTATCTTCTCTCAACGAAACAGCGGTCAAGCGACCAAACTTTTGCCCTTCTATGTTTATGCGCCTGCTTTTAGACACAAAAGAATCCTTCTTACACCCACAAGATTTAGAAGCCTTCTTTTTGAGATGGTCTTTTCTTACTTCTTTTCTTGTGCCACAAGCACACTCACACTCGTAGTATGACGGCCTAGTTCCTTTCTCTAGTACAGTCCAGTAACCTATTGTTTCACCAATCATTTTACTCTCCTATACTAAATAGTTCCAAAGAAACTAAAGAGCACTTATAGTTTGTTAGTTGCCACGATAAAATGGTCAACTTTCTCTTTCATAACGGTCTCCAATGATTTTACTAAAATTCTCTTTCAAGAAGTCGTTGTCTTCGCCACCGTAATAGTTTGGGTGGTTGACAGTGTGGCCTTTATTGGTGGTTATTGTATTCTTCATTTAAACAATATAACACACCGTCAGCCACTGTCAAGGAGTTCCTTACTCTCCTTTCGAATCTTCAACTAACAACTCATCAAGCCTTCTTCTGTAATCTTTTGCAAGTCCCCTGTGGTGCCATCTAGATTTTGGTGTCCGACTCTCCTGCAGGGACTTTCCAACGTGGTAATTTATTTTCTTGACAAGCTCATCGACTCTCTCATCGTCTGGTAGCTCATCTTTCGCAAGACTGATTCTTCTTCCGCCATCTGCGGGCTTCGCTCCCTCATATTCATCATCAAAAAACGGAATATAAAACTTTCGTCCCTTGACCAAGGAATAATAGTCCTCTCTCTCTTGAGCCTTTGCTCCTCCAAGGCTTACGTCCCGTACTCGCTCGCCGCTATCTCTCGGTGACGGATCACTGGTCTCAATATATTCAAATCGGAAAAATGGCTCTCCAACGTCTTCTGACATTTTCTTGCCCCAAATCACTGATTCTTGGTCGAACTCTTTCCCAATGTCAACAGCATCTTGGCGAGTCATGTTTGGGATAATAAATGAGTTTTCTGGTCCACCAAACTTGCCTTGGATAGGAATAAAACCATAGTTTAGAGACTGAAGCTTCTGGGCAAGCTTTGCGTTCGCCTCTCTATTGAACTCTGGGGGGGCCTGTTGTCCATTAGGGTTTTCTGCTGTTAATATTGCCATCATTTCAATTGTAGGGACTAAGCCCAACATCATCTGCCTAACACGAGAAAACCCTGACTCGTTCAAAAAACTCTGACCATTTTCTGTAATATTCCTTTGTGGAGATTCCAGCAAAGGAAATCTAGTTTTCTCCTCAAGTTGCTCTTGGATAAGGTTTCTTAACATCTTCTCAAAGTTCATAACTTTATTCTCCTTCTAGTAGCGTACAAACTATAAAGTTTTCTTTCACTAAATAGTAAGTTTCCTCCTTAAATACAAATTCTTGCATCACAGAAGTAGGAAAAACAATAATTTGTCCTTTTGAAAAAGTTGTTGTTGATGGTTCCTTAACCTTTGCAAAAGTGAACTCACTTCTTACTTCTTGAAAATCATCTGGTAAGAGAACCTTGAAAGTCTGCTCTTCAATTGCATCTTTTTCTAGCATTTCTACAACGATGTGTCCGTTTAAGCCAAGTGCATTCATTCTAATCTCCAATATATTTATAAATAATCTTTTCGTTCAATTCATACTCTTCCTTCTCCAGAAAGGCAGAGCATAAACGACTACACTTTCTGCAGCGAAAACGAACTGCCACATGTTGAAATGTTGCCTCAACATGGCTGGTTGGCACATAATAATGCTCTCCACCCTCTGAGCACTTATGTTTCTGCTCCCAACGGGGGAGAAGGTGGTTAAACTTCATAATGAACCTCGTGAATAAAAGCCTCTAACTTGTAGCGAGGGATGCGGGCAAGGGCGGCCACTTCTTCCCAAGTTAGAGAGCCCCTATTGGCTCCCCAGTCTCCTTCCCTCACCTCGATTCCAAGAGCAGAACACCTAAACTTTACTTGGTTTGGCCATTTGCCACTAGAAAACTCTGCCGGCTTTTGCCTCATTCCTCACCTCACTCTTTTAATATAGTCCAAGTGAGGTGAGGAGTCAAGTGTTATTTTTTATCAAACGAGGTCGCAGGATCCGCCCGAACAAGCAACCTCTCCTGATAGGTCAGTATTGTCTTCTACTTCTATAACATTGGTAAGATCAACCCCGACAAGACTATTCATAAGTGCATTATAGGTTTCCTCATCGCAATCTTCAAATGGAGCCTGCTTATAGCTATGGTCAGAGTGAGGCAAGACAGAAAGACCATTATAGTGCTTGCGGTTCTCCCACATCCACTCTCCAACCGGAGCCCACTCTTCATCACGGATGGTTACAGTAGCACTCACGTTGTGCGTGTTTTGGCCCTTCCTGTGGCCCGTGCGAACCCACTCACTACTTACCCTCTTGACTCGCTCAAGCATCTCTAGGGCGCTCTCAGAGCGTGTGATGGCACCTTCTGGTGCCTTCTGTGGCGCTGAGATAACCGCTGTGTCATGTGGACGGAAATATTCATCTTCTACTAGCTCTGGGTGAAACTCCGCAAGATAGTTATAAATTGCCTCGTTCTTGCCAACTCTAATACGTCGGATATAATAGTCGTTATGCCAAGCATGGATACCAGAGGAAGTTCCAAGAGTTAGAGAGGTTGTGCCTGCTGGCTTGACGCAAGTTGTGCGTGCTGCTGGCTTGATACCAAGAAGCTCTGCAACACGAGCATTCTCCTGCTTTACAACTTCTGCTGCAGCTTCCATGTCTAGCTCTAGGACTTTGCCTGAAGCAATGCCAGTCATTGAGACGCCAATAAGGGCGTCCTTTTCGGTGTTTCGCTGCCAAACTGGACGAAGATAGTGGAAATCTGTATAACTAGCCTGCAACGTTCCAATAAACGCGGCTGCTCTTACACGATCCTCATAGTCCTGTTGGTCCTCTACATTAGAGACATTGACCTCGGTTAGATTACAGAACTGGTAGGGACGAAGTGCGATCTCGCAGCAAGGGTTAGTTCCCCAATCCTTATCGTAAGTAAAGTAAAAGCCCGGCTCGCCAGCACCAGATGCTTTGACTCGATCCCACAGATCCATAAAGAATTCCTTTGTGACCTTGTGGCGCATAAGAACGACGGAGTTATTGGCTCGGCCTCGCTGTGGGTTTGTCTCCCACCAGTTACCAGACTTAGCGGCAATCATTTCGTCGTCGTCTGCAGAGAAAAGGGAGATAAGAGCAGCACGACGAATACCACCTGCCAATACTGCATCTGCAATGTGGCAAACAATATCATGAACTTCAATAGGGGTTAGCTTTTCACCATTCTGCTTTCTATCAAGAATGCCCTCAACCTTAACAAGACACTCACGGAGAGGCTGTGGACCCGGTGCCTTTCCTCCAGATGTTACTAGTCTGCTTCCTTTGGGCCTAATGTCCGAGAAATCGAAACGGATCTTGGATGTGCCGTTAAAATAAGAAAGAATAAGAATCTTTACAGCATCGGCCCAGCCCTCAATAGAATCACCAATAAGATAGCGTCGGGTTCTACCTAGATTAGGCTTATTAATCTCTGGAAGCTTCTCTACATGGTGAGTTTGTACAGAAAACCCAACACCTGTACCGCCAAGAAGAAGGAACATAGCCTCTGAAAAAGCACGAACATCGTCAATTGGCATGTATGCGCAGTTGAAAACACGGTTTGGAGCAACCTCAATGGGCTTTCCGCCAAACTGCATAGAGCGCATGGAAGGTAGAACCTTCTTGTCATAGACAAACTCATAAGCTGCGCTTATTTCTTCTTTAAGCGCAGGATATTTC